TTGATGGGCCTGTACTGTGGCCCTTATGACCACATCAAGGTGGATGTAGACGGCGAGGAGCGGGAGATTGTGCTGGGTATGCGGGAATCTCTAGGCAAGCAGGTATTCAAGAGTTGTCTGATTGAGATAGAGCCGAAGCACAGGGACTTTGTGATAGGACAATTTACCGTCAACGGATACAGCAGCATCAGCCCTTTCAACGCCATGACGCCGCACAGCAGGACCAGGCGTGCGCGGGAGGGTATAAAAGTTGAAAACATCGTCTTCACACGATTTTAAGGACTTACCTGCACGGTCGTTACTCACCCCTGCGGAGGTGGCCGAATTCTTCCGGGTGAGTCCAAAAACCATATATAGCTGGATAGACATCGGCTACTTAGGTGCCAGGCGTTTTCACGGGTCCGTCCGCATCCCGGTTGTGGAGATTATCCGCATTGTGGGCACCAGTTCTGAAAAATAGTGTGTAATCCTTCTATTCTGCCCCGTTTTATGTCCTTCCATCCTTGCATTCATCCCCAACATTCGTGCCACAATAGTACCCAAATGTAACAACAATCATTTGGGGGCTCCCACCTTGGCAATATGGCCGTGGCGAAAAAGAGAAGAGCGTAGTGGTCCGTCTGCACATGACCCCGTAACCGCAGACCATTGGATAGTGCAGCGCATCGAGGCCATGAATCAGGCCGGATATAGCGTATCCGGGGACCAGGCCATGCGACAGACTGCGGTGTTTGCGTGTGTGCGGGTACTTGCGGAAACCATCGCCAGCCTACCCCTGTACCTTTACAAGCGCAGGGACGACGAGGGGAAGGACCCGGCTAGAGACCACTACCTGTGGCCTATCCTGCACGACAGTCCTAACAACTTTCAGACCAGCCTGGAGTTCTTTGAGGTTTGCATGGGGCATCTGTGCCTGCGTGGGAATGCGTATGCGTTTATCGAAAGGAACGGAGCGGGGCGCATTACAAGACTGGTGCCTCTGCACCCGGACCGCATCAAGGTAAAGCTCAAAGACGCAAAACAGCAAGAACTTGAATATGAATATACGGACGAGGAAGGCCAGAAAAGCATACTGGACACCGATGATGTGTGGCACCAGAAGGGCATCAGTACGGACGGGTTTATGGGTATCTCTCCTATCGAGATGGCCCGAAGAGCCGTGCTGCTGGCAAGTGTAGCCGAGGACCACGGGGTTGCTTATTTCCAGAATGGAGCCAGAGCCTCGGGGATTGCAAAGCTGCCAGGCACTCTCAAAGAGCCCGCACAGAAACGATTGCAGGAATCCTTGCAAGCCGGGATGAGCGGCGGCAACAAGTTCCGTGTGCTGGTGTTCGAGTCCGGCATGGAATGGCAGCAGCTATCCTTGACTAATGAGGATTCTCAGTACCTTGAGACCCGTGCATTCCAGGTAGAGGAAATAGCACGGCTGTTCCGAGTGCCTTGTATCCTTATCGGCCATGCGGATAAATCGGCTACCTACGCCAGCGCAGAGCAGTTCATGCTGTCATTCGTGGTGCATACCGTGAGGCCGTGGCTGGTACGCATCGAGCGGAGCATCAACAAATACCTGCTGACCGATGCGGAGCGCCGACAATACTTTGCCAAATTCAAGGTGGAGGGTCTGCTGCGTGGGGATACTCGCAGCCGGTATGCAGCGTATTCATCCGCTATCAATGCACGGTGGCTGTCTCCGAACGAGGTCCGGGCCCTGGAGGACATGAATCCGCGGGAAGGTGGGGACGAGTTCCTAAACCCGGCCATAGAGCCAGGGAAGGATGGGGAGGATATAGACGATGACACAGATAAAACCCCAGATAAGTAACCGAGAACTGAGGACCTTCGAGGCCGACGAGTTCCGCATCGAGGACCGTGCAGAGGACGGAAAGCGGCGCATCATCGGCCATGCGGCTATATTCGACAAGGTAGACGGTCCTCCGTGGTTTCGGGAGCGGATTGCGCCGGGTGCATTCCGAAAAACCATCAAGGAAGACGATGTACGGGCACTATTCAACCATGACCCATCGGCGGTGTTGGGCAGAAACAAGGCCGGTACCCTGACCCTGAAGGAAGACAAAACCGGGTTGTGGATGGAAATTGAACCCCCGGACACGCAACTCGGCAGAGACCTACTGGTAAGCATCGACCGGGGCGACATCACACAGGCATCGTTTGCGTTTCAGACCATAGACGACGCTGTAGAAACGGTGGACGGTGAGGAAGTACGGACTTTGAAAAAGGTCAAGCTCTATGACGTATCTCCGGTGACGTATCCGTTTTATCAGGCTACGGACGTGGCATTACGACAACAGGAATGGGAGGAAAGAAATAAAAAGGCGCAACAGGTGGTGCCGAACAAAGTAAAGCTGCGTAAGCGGCTGCACGCACTCAAACATAGGTAAAGGAGGGTAAATGAAATGACACTACAGGAGAGACTTCACAATATCGTTGCGAGGAAGTCCGCAGGTATCGAGGCCATGAAGGTCATGTTGGAGAAGGCAGACGAAGAGGGCCGGGACCTGACGGAGCAGGAAACCCGTGAGTATGCCTACCTGGACAAAGAGGTGGACAAGCTCAAGGCCGATGAAGCCAGGGTGCATAAGCTCATCACAGACGATACCGAGCTGGCTACTCCGGTAAAGACCGTCAGGACCTTCATTACGAAGAAGACTGCCCCGGAGGAGTTCAAGAACCTGGGTGAGTTCCTGTTCTCGGTACGGTTCAACCAGGGCGATGAGCGGCTCCAGTACGAAGAGCGGCAGCAGAGCATGGGTATTGGTGTGGAAGGTGGGTTTGCAGTGCCGACTCAGTTCATTCCTACCCTACGGATGGTAGACCCGCAGGCAACCATCTTCCGGCCACGGTGTACGGTCATCCCTGCGGGAGACCCCCCGGACGCGCAGGTGAGTATGCCTGCACTCAATCAGGGGTCGGCTCAGAACATCTACGGAGGCATGTCTGTTGAGTGGATTTCGGAAGGTGGGACCAAGCCCGAGACCGACATGAAACTGCGGGAGATTACGTTGACCCCGAAAGAGGTGGCCGGCCATACCGTCATCACGGACAAGCTGTTGCGGAACTGGGGTGCGGCCGAGTCTGTTGTCACCAACATGCTCAGGCTGTGCATGACCGGGACGGAAGACTCCGTACTGCTGAGCGGGGACGGAGTGGGCAAGCCGCTTGGGGTGCTCAACTCTCCGGCGCGTATTGAAGTCAGCAGAACTACGGCAGCCAGCATTGTCTTTGCTGATGTCATCGCTATGTTTGCCCAGGCCAAGTTCGGCGGGTCCCTGGTGTGGATTGGGTCTCAGACCATCCTGCCGCAGCTTATCACAATGACTGACGCCGGCACGAACTCGGTATGGTTGCCGGGTGGTACGAGCGGTGCTGCTAATCCTCCTCCGGGCACCCTGTTCGGCATTCCGCTTCTGTTCAACGAGCGGTCCCCGGCTTTGGGCACGACAGGAGACCTCATTCTGTGTGACCTGAGCTACTACCTCATCAAAGACGGGTCTGGGCCGTTTGTGGCTACCAGCCCGCATGTGCATTTCACGAGCAACAAGACCGTCATCAAAATCTTCTGGAACGTGGACGGGCAGAGCTGGCTGGATGCGCCCTTGCCGCTTGAGGGTGCCACAAGCAATACAGTGTCTCCGTTCGTGGTGCTTGACTAATTAACTTTGTCGGATAAAGGAGGGAATTGACATGGCAGGAAACATTGTGGAGAAAATCAAGATTGATTCTGAATGTCAGTTGCTAGCTACGGCAGCGGGAAGCAGCGTGTCCAAGCTCTACGACATGCGAGACTACGATGAGGCGATGTTTTATGTGTCTGCGGGGTCAACAGGCACAACCATCAGCACACATCACAGTGTTGACATCAGCCTTGTCGAATCGACTGCGGCTACTGCGGCAGGCACTACGCTAATCGGTGGCAAGGCAACAATCTGTATTCTTACGAGCCTTACCACGAGCATCCCTGTTGCGGCAGGATGTAACATGATGGTGTTTCAGTCCGGTTCCGCAGCGTCCGACACAGGAGCGACTACCGGCGACTCTTTCCGCTTCGGATTGGGTACGAACATTATGACCTTTAACTTCTCGTCTGTAGGAACTGCTATTGCCCCGTCTGGAGCCACCAATTCCGCAACCCTGGGCCACTTCGGGTCCGGTAGTGCGGTAAATGTGACTGCAAACACGGGTGGGACGGCGTTAATTGACAACCTGAGAACCGCACTGGAGTCCACAAAATTTACTTGTGGTGGTCCGAATGTGTTTCGGTTCAGCACGCCGGACACCTCCACCCTGAAAATCCAGGTTCAAAACTCTGAGCTTGGACCCATCTTTTATGCCAGCGGAGTTGCTGAGACGCGGTTCCGGGCGTTTGCACAAGGGGCGGCGGGAATCATTCCGGTAAGGGCGGACGAACTGACCAGTTCCGCAAACAAGCGCTTTATCGGTGTGCAGTGGTCCACAACCAATCAGCCCATTCCTATGTCTGTAACGTGTATCCGAACCAAGGGCCGGTATATGCCCACGGTACAGGTAGGACGAGTGAGCACTTAATGTCCGGTAATAGGGGTTGCTTCCTCGTGGGGAGGGGCAACCCCTATGCCTAACCACGAAAGGGGGATTTGTGACATCACCACGGCAGAAGGACAAGGTGTGTATCGTCGGGTGCAGTGATTCACGCACCCAAACGCCCTTTGACCAGCCGGACGAGTACGAGTTCTGGGGGGTCAACAACCTGAACTGGACAATGCCTAACCGGAAATTTACAAGGTGGTTTGAAATCCATGCCGTGTACCAGAACGAAAAAG